CGCTTCCGCGAGTATCTCCGTTTCTGTAAACTCAGACTAGAAAGGCTTGGATTTCATGGTAAAGGGCCGTAAGCCGCTTTCTAACGCGATTAAAGAAGCTTCGGGTGCGTTTGCTAAGCATCCTGAGCGACGCAACGCAGACGAGCCAAAACCGAAGCTAGGGAGGCCAAGGATTCCCGATGCTGTCGAGGCTGATCCGACTGCCAAATCTCGCTGGCACTGGGTTTGCGATCAATTGGCGTCCATGAACCTCCTGGCAGAGACAGATCAAGGCTTGATTGCCGGTTATTGCCTTGACTACTCAATGATGCTTTCGCTATGGGAGGTCATTAAGGGCGGCAACGTGGCAGACATGAACGGCAACGGCGGCGCGATTACCAGACCCGAAGCGAATCAGTTCCACAAGTTCGCAGACCGTATCCTAAAACGCGAGGCCGAGCTAGGCTTGACCCCTTCGAGCCGATCGAGACTTAAGGCCCCACAGACGGAAGAGGAAGACGAGTTTGCCCAGTGGCTAGCGAGGTCAACAAGTTGATCGCAGGTGGCATCCCGCTACGCGTCGAGGACTACTGCCAAGCCGTCGAGGACGGTTCAGTAGTCGCTTGCGATCGCGTCAAGGATGCAGTACTACGCTATCGGCTGGACATGCAGCGGCAATCTACGCCAGACTTCCCGTATTACTTCGACGCGGTTAAGGCAGCTAGCGTCTGCGAGTTCTTCCCGCTCATCCTCCGGCATTCGATCGGGGAATATGCGGGCAAGCCGCTAACCCTCGAGGATTGGCAGATTTTTGGGCTATGGAATATTTTTGGATGGCGGCGCGATGAGGATCGGACTAGGCGATTCCGAAAAGTCTATTGGTCGATGGCCCGGAAGAATGGCAAGACTACTTTCGTAGCAGGATTGAGCCACTACCTAGCGATGGCCGACATTGACCCGCGAACCGGCAAACCGGAAGCTATCGGCCAGATCCTTCTAACGGCTACCAAGAAAGAGCAGGCAAACATTGCATACGGCGAATGCGAACGCATGGTACAACAATCCAAGACCATGCAAACAAGGACCGACATTCGGAATGAAACGATCACGTACACGCACAACGGCAGCTATATCCGCAAGGTGTCCTCGGACAAACCCTTCGACGGATTGAACCCGCATTGCGTTGTCATGGACGAGGTTCACGCATGGGGCCAGCACCATCGGAAATTCTATGACACGATGGTGACGGGCAGCGGCTCACGTTCACAGCCTTTGCATGTAATTATCACAACCGCAGGGGACGACAAATCCGATCTTTGGTTGCAGGAATACAACTACGCTACAAACGTAGTTTCTGGCGTCAGCAAGGATGAAACCCTATTTGCTTTGATCTACGAACTAGACAAGAACGACGACTTCGAGGATGAATCGACCTGGATTAAGGCAAATCCAAACCTAGGTATTTCGGTCAAGCGGGAGTATCTTCGCGAGCAAGTAAACAAGTTTCGCCACACGGCAATCGGGCGGAATTTGCTCGATCGCTTTCACGGTAACCGAATCGTATCGTCGACCGAAAAAGCCTTCGACCTGGAGGATTTTGAGCGATGCGTGAAGCCTTACTCGGATTGGTCGCAGGCTGACGGCTACGGGGCCGGGGTCGACCTTGGAGCACGCGACGACTTAGCGGCGTACGCTCTTTGTGCTCGATTCCCGATCGACGTTACAGACGACGGGAAAACGATCTACCGCTACGAAATTCGCACCAAGGCTTACATAGCGGCGAACTGCAACCGCGACTTGACGGCGATGCCTTTTTCGCAATTCATCTTCGACGAGGAAATAATCAAGGCAACCTATCCAATCGAAGACCTTACCGAATCGCTTTTGGCAGACCTTGAGGTTAACGACATTGGGACGGCGGCGTATGATCCTTACAATGGGCAGCAACTCGGAGAGAAGCTAACTAAGGCGGGCGTTGTCGCGGCTCGCATGGCACAGAACCAAGCCAACTTCAATGAAGCTATTCGCGACTTCATCGACCTAATGAAAAACGGTCGGCTTGTATTTGCTGACTCGAAGCTACTACGCTGGTGCGCGAATAACGCTATAATTGCCAAGGATCGGCAGGATAGGTGGATGTTTGACAAGGCAAAATCGAAAGACAAGATCGACCCCATCGTTGCGGCGGTTATGGCTTATCGAATCGCAAGCCTACAGCCTGAGCGATCAACCGGGAAACTTTACGTAATCTAAGGAATGGCTTATGGACATGCTTTCTCGATTGGTTCAATGGGCCGGGTTCGGCTGGGATGTTAATCCGGCTAGGGTAGGCATTAAGGATGCGATGGGCATACCTCCGGCGTTTTTTGCTCACAACAAGCTTACCGGGGACTTCGCTAGACTACCGATCGACGTAAAAAAGGTTGTCGGCAAAGGAGCTGAAAACGACTTGAAGCACGATGGCTACAGGCTACTGAGGAAACAACCGAACAAGATCCAAAGCCCAACGGTCTTCAAGCAGCAAATCCTTAGTCACGCAATCATGCGGGGCAATGGCAGAGCGGCTATCATTCGCAATGGCGCTGGCATCGAGGAATTGATTCCTATGATGCCCGAAAGAACCTGGACCGTAATCTATGAAGGCTTGAAGTATCACGCCTACAAGCCCGAAGACCAAAACAAAACCGAGTTATTTGACGCCCATGACGCCGATGAAAACGGCTACATCGTTTTTCGAGACTCGGACGTTTTGCACATTAGCGGCTTTTCCTGGAATGGCGTCGACGGGCTAGGATTGCTCGACCTTGCCAACGTCGTTTTCAGCACATCGAAAGAGGCGATAAAGTTTCAGAATCAGCAAATCGCTAAAGGGTTTCGGGCCAAGCTATTCCTAGAAGCCCCTCCGGCAATGTTTCGCAATGACACAGACGCGAAAAAGTTTATCGATGCGTTCAATGCGGCTGAGGCTGGTTCGGACAACGCTGGCAAGGCTGGATTGCTACGCGAAGGCATTAAGGCTAACGCGGTTTCAATGTCCAATTCAGACGCTCAATTCGTTGCCTTGCAACAGTTCAACCAAACAGCGATCGGGATGCTCTTTGGCCTTGAGGGAATGCCGGGCGATGGCGAAACGGATTCGTACAATTCCAGAGAGCAAACGCAGATAGCTTACCTTCAATGTTTGGATCGATGGCTAGTCCAGTTCGAGGAGCAATGCGATATGAAGCTCTTGACGCCAACGGAAATTCGGCTGAACAAAGCGTACTTCAAATTCAATACCGGGGCGATTTTGCGAACCGCACTCAAGGAAACGATCGACGCCTTTTCTGTTGCTGTTTCGTCGCGGATTATGAACCCGAACGAATGCCGATCCAAGCTTGACTTGAACCCATACGAAGGCGGCGAAGAATTTATCAACCCGAATATCCAGCGATCGGGTGACAATCCAGAGCCCGAACCCGAAGACACGCCAGAAGACGACCAAGAGGACACCCAAGAGCAAGCTCGAAACGATCGAGCCGTCGAGCAAATGCTGCGGGGCTTAATCAAGACCGAAGGAAACAACGCAATCAACGCATCCGGAAAGGCTCAGTTTGTCGCTTGGATCAGCAAAAAGTACCCGCAATGGGAGGCGAAACTAGCCGACAAGATCGAAGCGATCGGGCTCGACCGCGACCTAGCAAGGCTTCACTGCCAGGAATCAACGCGAATCCTAGCTGGGCTAGCGGCCAAATACGGCGGTGAATCGCTTCAAAAAGCCGTTGAAACTGAGGTTAAAACGTGGGAAAATCGCATCTTTAGCTTGAAAGGCTTACAAGAATGATCGAAGTATTCAACGAAACCAACGAAATCCACCTGTCCGGAATCGTAGGCGATGGATGGGCAGAGGATCCGATCACAAAAGACGGCGTACTAAAGGCCCTCAAGGCTTTCGGCTCGCAAGCGGTGACGATCCGGATCAACAGCCCAGGCGGCGCGGCCGATGAGGGGATTGCGATCCATAACCTCTTAAAAGACTACGCCGGAGAAGTCACAACCGTCAACGACAGCCTTGCGGCGTCGGCGGCCAGCGTGATTTTCCTCGGCGGGTCGAAGCGGCTAATGGGCGATGGGTCGCGGGTAATGATCCACAGGGCAATGGGCATGGCCTTTGGCAACGCGACCGAAATCAAAAAGACGCTAGCGGCCCTGGAAAGCTACGATGCTTCGCTAGTGGAAATCTACAGTCGATTCATGGTTGACACGGACCCAAGCGAGATCGAGTCTATGATGGGCAACGAAACTTGGTTTGGGGTCGATGAGTCTATCGACTTCGGCCGTGCGACGGCTCGCTACGGATCGAGCGACCGGAAGAAAAAGA